ACGAAGAGGTCTGTGAAGTCCAGCCCGTAGTAGCGCTGTAGATCTGCCTCTATCTCCTCCGTGAAGCTCGACGTGAGCCACGCGACCTCGCGGATTTTCCCGCGTTGAGTCGCGCCGCCTTGCCGCACTGATCGAACACTGCCTCGATCTGGTAGTTGTGCAGGTCGGCCTCGACCCAGAGACGGAACTCACGGTCATCGGCGATGACCTCACGAGCCCAAGCCTCCCAGTCGCCCATCGAGGCCGCGCGCATAGCTGTCGACGACCAGTCGCCCGCGTGGTCGATGTGGATGACCTTGCCGTCGATCCTGACGGTTGTCGGCGTGCCAACGCGCTCATCGCGGAGGTCGTCGTCAAGTCGGTCGAGGTCGACATCGACAGCTTCCAGCTCTTCTGGCTCTTCTGTCTCGTCTGGTTCGACGTTGTCGCCAAACTCAGGAACGGAGCCAATGCCGCCGCTCACGTGAAGTACCCGGTCATGGACTGACCGTAGTTGATGAAGCGCTTGGCGACATAGATGGAGCCCGCGACGTTGCCGGGGTACATCGTCACCGTCATGTCGAACATCTCGATGTCGGCCTGCTGCGGTTGGTCGTTGCCGCGAGCCGTCACCTTGCAGTTCGGCGCGTACAGGCGCATCGCCTTCACGCCGTCAAGCGTGTCCCAGATCATGGCGTACCTGTTGTCAGCCGGCGGATCGGGGATGGTGTAGCTGGCCGTGTACGGCGCGGTCGAAGTCGCAACCAGCGGTGAGGTTGTGACCGGGAAGACCGGCACGTCGTCATACAGAGATCGGACGTACGGGTTGAGACCTTCCAGGAAGGTCTGCTGCACCGACTTGACGCCGCCGGTGAGGATCGTCCGGATCGGCGTCAGCTGACCGGCCGCAGGGATGTCCTTGACGGTCTCGTCAAGCTTGAAGATGTAGCCCGACGTGTCGACCCAGCCAAGGCAGTAATACCCGGTGAGAGTGGTGATGTCCTCGAAGCCGGTTACCGGCCCGGCCGTGTTCTGTGCGGCCAGCCAGACGATGACGTCTCCGGCCGCGTAGAGCAGGGCGTTGTTCTTCTGCTTGCCGGGACCGGCTACTTGCTGGGCGACCTCGGGAGGTCCACCGGAAGTGCCCTCTTCTGTAGTGCCGACATCTGGGGAGGTAGTTGATGCTCTTGACATTACGATTACTCCTATGGGTGTAGTCTTACTTCGTAACTTGCATTGTAACGAGCTAGCGCTGGGTTCACCTCCGGTAGCCGACGCGGACCATTGATTGTTATTACGTGCTGTATAACTCCATTCGTAACTTGAATGCCCCCGAGCCCCAATAGGCTCGCCTGTATCTCCCTCGCGGCGATCGACACGTCCATCGACTTGTTACTGAAACCCCACACATCAACTTCGACAATAGCTACATCGACCCAAATATGCTTGTTAACCCCGCCCATCCGGGTAAGCCTCGCGGTAATCTGCTTGATGTCCCCAGACGGCAGTACAGTCATGAACCTGATGTCCGGATACAAAGGCATCAGCGCGAACATGAGCGCCGACTCCGCATCAGGGAAGGCTGTCACCGTGGTCATATTGTCGCCCCCACCGACGCCCGCAGGAGGACATGATAGGGCTCTTGGCCAGAGTGTCCGAACTCAACCCAGAGCGCATCGACCGCATCGTTGTACACGATAGCCTGTACACGGTCGTGGGTAGCTCCGCCAAACCTATGGCTCTTGACTCTGAAGCTGGAGATGTACAGGCCTGGGTGCTCGTCGCCCTCGGCGGCAGTGCCTACCGGGGCCAGGGTTATCGCGCGGTCCCTGATCCTGTCGGCTACCTTCTCCACAACATCCATCAGCATGCCTGAGTTCAGGAACTCATCCATCCCCGCGTGATCGGGCGTGTACTCTGACATCAGGCTGCCCCCTCAATCATGGTGCCGTCGAGCCGGATGGGCGCAGTGTTACCAGAGAACGGAGACAACCAGATATTAGGCGACCCGGTGACCTCGTACTGCACTCCATTGTAGATGACAGCGTCGATGTAACTAACATCAGTCCCGTACGGCACGAATATGACGACGCCGCTAGTCAGCTGATCTGCAAATCCCAGGTTTTCCCGGCTGCTGGCCGGTTGGATCGAACAGCCGCTGACATCTTCGCTAGTGGTAGCATAGACATCGTTGTTGAACTCGTCTTGGCCGGTAACCATCCTGCGGACTATCGTCACCGTGAGGCCGCCACCAACAAAGTTCGGATACATCAGTACCTCGTCACTATAGTGCCTTGCTTCTTGCGGTAGTCCTGCAGTATGTCCTCCATGCCGAAGTCGAGTAGGGTGGCATAGAGCCCGCCGCCGATCGCGCGGCGTCTCATGCTGTAGCTGTACGCGCCGATCGTCTCGCTCTGGATTGTCGCTGACATCGTCGGCGTAGTGATCTCGGAGATGATAGAGGTACAGAGTAGGCCGACGACCTCGGGCGGCGTGCCGTTGTATCCGTGGGTGTATATCACCTCGAACGGTTGCCGCGACCACGTAGTGTTGTACCACCACTCGGCGAGGTTGATGATACCGGCTACGTGCGGGTCCGGTACCAGGATCGTGTCGATGTTGTCGAAGAAATACCAGGTGATCAGGAGGTTCGGGATGAACGGGTTACCGGATACCGCCAAAACCTGATCTAGCGATATCACCGGCTTCTTGGGCAACGTGATATTCCCCGCGTCGGCGAGTAGGTTGACTGTGTCCCCTGTGACGTAGATGAACTTTTCGCGGGCGTAGCGGCGGATGATGGCGCTGCCGTCCTTCAGCATGGCGTCGACACGCGCCGCTTCTACTTGGTTCAGGTTCCTACCCAGCCTGGCCACGATGTCGTCGGGCGTGGCCAGACTTGGTAGAACCGCCGAGGGCGTCGTCATGGTTACTCGTTACGAGGCCGCTGCGAACCGGAGCGCTCGCCAGAGCGCTCGCCCCTCCCTGACCTGCGCTCTGCGCCCTCGACCTCCTTGGGCTCTTCTGCGGCGGCTGCAGCTTCTGCAGCTTCTGCCTCGGCCACTTCCTTGGCCGTCTTCTGGTCCTCCAACGCCTCTGCTTCCTGCGCAGCCTGCATCTCGGGGTCGGCCATGAACGCGCCGGTGTACGGGTAGGGCGGTGCCTGGATGACGCTGATCGCGCCACCGGCGGGAGCGGACGCGCCGACCGGCAGGATCATGCCGAACGGCCAGCGAGCCGTGATGCCCTGGCCGGGCTGCATGATCGTGACGGGGTTGACCGTCGCGTAGGCGAGCCGCATCGTCATGCGCATCGCGACCGTGTCCTGCTGCATCAGGTTCATGATGACGACGCCGGAGTCGTTGGAGATGACGCCCTGGTCAAACATCTTGAACGAGATGTCCTTGCGGATGCCGATGATCGACTTGGTGAAGTCGCCCATCAGAATCTCCGCGCCGGTCAGGCCGAAGTTCCAGGAGCCGTTGTTGACCTCGGATAGCGGGTAGCCGTACAAGCCACGGCCGGTCGGCGATGACGTCAGGTCGGACTGGTAGATGGGCAGACCCGTTGCGGAACGCATGCCGGTCAGCTTCCAGCTCATCCCCGGCATCGCGGCGAACCCGTTGACGGTGTAGCCGGTACGGGCCATCGCCAAGCCGAGGTTCGACACGTCGACACCGAGGTCAACGCCGGTGCCCTCAGTCACCCAGTTGCCGGACTTGCCGGCCCCGACGAATACTGACTCGCCCCAGGTGACCGGCTTGTTGACGCCCCAGAGCACCGCCGAGTCGATCAGCGCGCCGACCGCCTCAGTGATACGCGGCTGGACTTCCGACCAGATCGGCACGTCGGCGTCGTCCATGTACGCCTCAGGGATCGGCACGATACAGGCCAATTCCTCGACGACCATGACGACGTTCTTCCAGGCCTGCTGCGAGGTCTGCTTCATGCCAACGTCGCCGCCGACCCAGTAGGCCACCGGCAGAACGTCGAGAACGGGCATGCGCTGCGTCTTGGCAGACAACAGCGTACGGCCCATCAGGCTGAGCGCGGCGCTCGCCTTGGGTGCTTCCTGAATAATTGATGCGGCGAGAGGTTCGGGGACAAGCGGGTCCGAACCAGATGTGGTTCTTGCGACGTGAGTGTTGTAGGTGGGCATCTCTGCCTCAGCCCTTCCGCGCGGAGGATACGCGGAGGTATGCTGTCCGCGCTAGTCTCGGTCTCCTGTTAGGAGTTTCCGGAACATGTCATTCGCGTCAGTAGCTCCACTGCCGGCGGGCGCTGCGCCCGGACGCATAGACTCAACAGGACGGCCCGGCCGCGCCCCTCCAGGTGGGCGGCCTCCGTTCTGCTGCATCTCTGCTGCCAGCTTGGTAGCTGCGCGATTGATTATCTCCGAAAGTTGATCCGCCCTGGCCGTGATGTCTTCCTCGGTACCATCGCCGAGGAAGTCTGACAACTCAGGGTCGAGATCATGGGCGGCAGCTACCGTTGCCCTAGTGTGCTCTGCTCGCAAGGCGTCTCGCTCAAGCTCAGCAGTCCTCTGGGCGTCGACGGCTTTCTGTAGGTCGGTCTTGCTGGCTTCCTCCAGCTCGCGCAGCCTCTTGGCCGCAGCAGAGTTATCCCGTGCGGTTCTATCGTTCCGCTGGGCCGTCTTGCGCCAGTGCTCAATCTGCCTCTTCAGTTCGTCTGGGTCATCCTGTACCAGTTGGTGCAGGGCTTCCTCAGCAGCCTGATCTTCGGCAGATGTGTCAGAGTCCTGGGCGACGACCTCTCCGGTACCGCCAGCATCTGGTTCGACTACAGACTCGCTCATCTCTCTCCTACTTCCACCCCTACGGGCGTATAATAGCTGATCCGGACCCGAAAGGGAAGCCCCGTTCGAGTTTGTCGTTACTCGTGAGTAACTGTCTACACCGCTTCTACTAGCAAAGTCCCGCAGTCAGCGGTTCGTCTGTTGCCGCTAGCGTCGAGGACATCGACCCTCCACCAGAAGGCCCCTGGACTGCTGTTGTTCTCGTCTGGTATCAAGAATGTCGCCATCGTTTGGCCGGGGTTAGCCGGGTCGGCGACAATCGGCGAGCTGAATGTCGTCACCGCCGGATCGGTGTCTGGCGTCTCCCGTTCTGGCTTGTACCAGAACTCAGAACTCATGCCGGTACCGCTGCTGATACCGGGGAACTGAGCCGTCACAGTTATGTCATTCCCTTGCGGGAAGAACAGTGCGGTCATGTCCATTATGTTACCTCCGCGCTTACGCTGTCTACGGTCACAACAGTCTCTATCTCGCCCGTACTGACTTCGACTTGTGGCGCTTCATTGATGAACACTACTGCCGTCAATTCGTCGGGCATTGTCATGACGGTATCCTCACGGGCTCGGTAAGCCGGATGAGCCTGACCGCGCGGATACCCCTGCGACCCGCGCACTCGCGGCAAATGGCCATCCCTGCTCCCACGTACATAGCGTGGACGGGACAAACCCATATTTCACGGCTGTGACCGGCGACACCACATTCCCTACGGTAAAGGCTCGCCGGGGTAGCTCCACACTCCAAACTCGACGATACCAGGATGCCACAAGGATGCGCCCGGACTATGCCGAGGTCCGGAATCGCAATGCCCACCTTGAGTATGGTCATATCACACCTGGCAGACTAGGCCGACGCCGGGCACGCCGGTACCGGCCGCTACTTGCAGGCTGTCGCCGATCGCTGGTGTCCGCGGAGCTGACAACAGGAACGCCGCGATGGGGTCCGCAGCGGTACCGATCGCCGCATCACAGGCGATGCCCCAAAAACAGGTGCCGGGCGGCGCGGTGAACGGACCCCAGGTAATCATGCCTGCATTGTAGATGTTGGACGGTGACGAGACTGTAGCATTGACCGGGCCATAAACCTGGCGGGCGTAGCCAGATGCTGTCGGGTACTCGCCGATGGTCGCGCCACCCATGGAAATCTCGCTTGAGTCGAGCGCGCCCTGGAGCGACATTGACAATGCCATATAGGTCGCGGCTGGAGGCGGACTCTGCGCCTTGAGGAATACCGCGTTGAGCGCCTGCTGTTCCGCGTACTGGAATAGCTGGCCGCCTGATATCAGCATGATTACACCGTCTTGGCGAAGAGTGCATTGAGTGTGGCGACATAGATGGCCGTCCTACGGCCGAGACCAGTTTCGTCAGTCCAGCTGACTACCATCCAGCCAGCGTCGTCGATGGCCTCTATGACGACCTCGGTACCCGGCGTCATGTCAAGCTTGGCCATGTCGTCCGATAGGGCATCGCCGCGAGCCTCGTGCCCGAGCCCCTTGTCATGACTGTAGACGTAATGGTCTTGCAGCTTTGGTTCAGCCACTAGTCGTCCCGTCCGAGTTCCAGTTGTCGGGGATGAGGTTGGCCGCTCCGAGCGCTCGCGCTCGCCGCATGATGTACCGGCGAACGAGTGAGTGGTCGCCCTTGCCCCGTCCGACGGCCAGGATTGCCTTCTTGAGATAGGTCACGTTGGGTATCGGATAGCGCGGTGGCGCTCCTGATGTCTTCGACGGAATAGCCTTGCCTTGCTTGCCAAGGTTCCTCCGTCCTTCTGCGGTCTCTGCCGGTGGTGTTGCGGACATGGTAACCTCCTAGACTCTTCCCATGCTGTTCTTGCTTCCACCCCTGTCTTGCCCTGAGTTACTTGTTTCCATTCCGAGCTGAGATCCTGGTTAGCTGGCTTCTGTCCCTTGAACAACGGCGCGGCTACACAGCCACAATAGTCATGCGGGTGAAAATCGGCCATCCTGCCACTGAATGGTCCCCGCGCTGCATGCTGGGTACAGAAGCCACAAGCGCTAGGCTTGGTCAGTCTCTCCCATCCTTGTGCGTTAGGGTCATTGAGCGCCGCTTGAATGACCGTTTCCCGGCCTCCCATAAGCGCGAACCTGGCGCCAGCGCCGCTCATTGTATTCCTGGCAATCGCGGAGGCATCGCCCGGCGTTTCCTTCAACTTATTCAGATGGTGATAGAACGTGCCGTTAGCAACAGAGTCGGAAACCCGGTCAAGCTTGGCGACATTAGGCAACGCGGAGGGGACCGTGGAGACCGGATGCCCGTCAACATGAGACACAACCCTGTAGAACTTCGCGGCGCTCGCGGCCGAAGCCCGGTAATGGAGAAGTACCACCTGACGCAGCAGCGGATAGAACTCTGGCCAGCTCGATGAGAACGGCTCCGGGTTGATTTGCTGATCCCACATGTTCCTGAGTACGAGTACAGCCTGCCGACCCAATGCATCCTGCTCCTGACGGTACCTTGCAAGAATCAGGGCTGAGTCCGGCGTCCGCGAGGTCGAGCCCGGAGCGGATGTGCCTTTGTCAGCGAATCGGGACGCGATTCTAGCCCGGAACGACCCACGCCCGGTACCGGCGACTACGCCCGGCGTCCGGACCCCGGAAATCGCGCCCCGATTCGGCTGGTTACTCATGGCTACATAACCTGCCTAAGTGCCCTGCGGACCCGGCTTTGGGCCGGCGGGCGGCTTGGAAGCAGCTATCTGAGCTGGCGTCTGTCCCTGCTGTACCGGCTGGCCGTTCTGGCCGTTTTGTACGAGCTGTCCCGGCGAGGTGATGGTCATGGTGCTCTGGACAGCCTGCTGCGCCATTTGCTCGGCCTCTTCCTGTTCCTTGGCCTTGAGCCAGGAGTTGACTTCATCGGCTGTGGTACCTGGTATCCGGTGCCACAGTTCCTCGACCGGAACGTCAAGCATCTGCGCGGCCTTGCCGAGCCCGTCGATCGTTGCGGCGAACGCCCGCGCCGAGGTGTCACGCCAGACAACCTGGCCGTTTGTGTCGTCCCAGCCCTTCTTGTCATCCGACGCCAGGGCTGTTAGCCGGAAGACGTTACGCCAGGGATCGGTCATGTTCGACTGTAGCTCGAACACCTTGCGGTCGAGCCCGTCTCGCGCCGCCGCTAGTGCCTCCGCGCTGAGGTTGGCAATTTGCCCGAGCAAGTGATACGGCGGCACCTGCGTAATTGTCGACATGTGCCTGATACCAGACTCGCGTACGTCGAGGTACTGCTTGAGATCGGTCTCGCTGAACTCGCCGAACTTGGTGGCGGTGTCTTCGGCTGCCCACACTCTGTCGACGCCGGGCCGGAATGGTGTCTTCTCCTGGCCCTCCGTGTCGACCGGCGCCATACCAGTAACCCAGCGCTGACGGAACGCCTGGTACTGCTCTGCCATCATGCAGTTGAAGGTGTCGAAGTTGATCTGGTCCTGTAGCGCGATGATCGGCTCGACCTCGCCGGAACAGTCCTGATCGCCGTCCAGGTCTACCTCGTACAAGAACCGGACGACCGGACAGATACCGAGGTTGTGATACGCGATCGGCAGCTGTCCGTTGAGGTTCGGGTCGCCTACCTCGGCGATGACCAGATCGGTACGGCTGTCCGGAATGAGAATGCCCGGTTTGCTCACCAATGTATAGCGAGCCTCTTCGTCATACAAGGAAATGAACAGCTGGCTCTTGCTCGGGTCGTTCGCGTTGATGACCGTTCGTACCTCTATGGCGAGCTGCGGCCACTCATCGTCGACGTCATCCGCGTAGAGCGCCGTCATCCGGCGCGGGCTGACCGGCCTGAGTACGGGGACGCTCGCGCCCGGTAGCTCTTCATTGGTGGCCAGTTCCCCCGGCAGCACCAAGACGTAAGAGGCACCGTACTCGATGACAGATCGATGAACGCCATGCTGCCTCGATATCATACGGTTGGCCTCGAAGGCGCTCCATGCCGGCTCCGGGTTCTCAGAGCTAACCGTCTCAACGGTAGTCGCGCCGTACGGCTTGTATCCGTCAACATGAAGATTCTGCGAAATGACGGAAACGATCAGGGGCAGGAAGTTCCGCTTGGAGTGCTTCATGATCCAGCGGTACTCCTGGTTGACCCCGCGTGGCGCGTACGGCGGGTCATGCTTGCCTTCCATGTACCGGGCTATATGACGTAGCCGTTGCTGTTCTCCGGTCCTCATCCGCAGAATCAGATTGGCGATCCTCGGCACTTCTGCTTGATCGACTATCATCGACCCGTCACCTCATCGTGTCGAAGACCACGGTAAAGCGCTTCGGCAATCGCCTCATCGAGCGACTTGGGCGCATACCATTTCCATATCCGTCGCAGTATCCTAATCATGTCACCACCAACCGGCGATGTGGCCGACGGCGATCGTGATGACGATGAAGCAGCACAACATAAGCAGAAGCATGAGCTCTGTGAATGTTAGCGGGTGTGTTCTGGCCGGTGTTGTCATGAGAAGCTCCAGATTTTTGCGTGACCGGGACTTGACTTCTTTTTGATCAAGTCCTTGCGTTCCTTGTACTTCTTGCTAGCCAGGACTAGACGGCGCGCGTGCCTCGCCATGATCATAGCGACGGCACCGTCAATCTTGTTTGGGGACTTCGGCGCTTCCTTGCCGATGCTAATGCCCCACCTGTTGGGCCGACGGCGAGCGTTAGTGACGTGACGACCCATGAAGCTGTCGCCGTCCTGGATGAAGCCAGGCGGGTCGCCCTCGATCTCACTGAGCACCATTTCGCACGCCTGGGTGAACTCTCCGACGTGGCTACGCATGTCCCAGGCAACCGGCTGTGGATCGCGACCTCCTGCTACGGACCAAATGTCGAGCCCGTCAACCTCTGCATCAAAGTCCTCGTCGTCCTCGCCCTCGGTGAAGAGTTTGCGCCAGCTGATCTTAGTGTGCTCTTCCCACTCATTGACGTCTGCAAAGAACGCGCGGACCTTCCAGCGCTTCCTCGCCAGAGCTACAGTGGCGTCGACTTCATCTACAGGTATCGGCCTGGTCCCGTTCTCCGTCTCCCAAATGCCGAGAACGAAGGTGAACCCTGTCTCGATGTGACAGCCGATCAGTGCGGTCGCGTCATTGACCCGCGAGCCGTCGAACCCCATCGCGATATCGTCGCCGTCTTCAATCTCAAACTCCGGGTCGGCTAGCCGAACCCACTTCTGCTGAGTAGTCCAGGCGTCCATGGCGGCCGTAGGCCAGTTCAGGTAGAACCTCTTGGATACGTCCAGCGTCGTCCGCGGTGACAGGATACGGTTCTGAACAATGTCCTTGGTATCGACCCAGTAGGCATCGCCGTAAGCCTCATCAACCCCGCGCTGGATGTCTTCCTCATCATCCCAGTCGATGTCGGGCGGCGCCATGCGGGCATCATACAGGATCTTGCCCTTACCGCGAAGTCTATGCTCTTCCTGGGCGACCCATGCATCGTAGGTGGTCTCTGCGACCGACTCTTTGCCTGGCTGCCAGGCGTTGCTGGTCTCGATCATCCGGCTGCCGCTCTTGCCGACGTTCCGGTCGAGGACTTCAGACAACAGGACGCCGCCGTTATTGGGCAGAAAGCTCTCGGTCTGGTCGAGGATGGCGAAGGTGACGAGCGCGCCCTCTTCAGTGGTCGGGCTACTCGTGATGATCATGAGCTGGCCGCCGCCGGGGACATGGAAGATCGTCTTGCCAGTCTCTACGTCGTAGTCATTGCGGATTCGCGACTTCGACGGCAAGAGCGCCTGAACCATGCGCATGGTGTTTACGTTAGCTTGATCCTGACTGGTAGCGGCAATCTGTACGAGAGGCATCCCGACTGCCCGACCCACACATCCGCCCAGCACACGATTATCAAAGCGCGACAACCTGACAGGAGCAAGTAGCTCAATGAGACTAGATACAGCCGCAAATGGGGATTTTCCGGCCCCCTTGGGGTATCGCCGGACGCCATGGTAATACAGCCAACGACCATCATCCCGTAGAGCATACCAGAGCAACTCCCATCTGACTTGGCTCTCGATGAACTCCCAACGCTCGCCCGCGTACTGGCCGTCTGGCTGCTTGAGGTACTTGGTGGCCCAGTGAATAGCCTCCCAGCCCAGCGTGCAATAGATGCCATGCTCTAGCTCGATCCGGCCATCCTTCTTGACATCAAATTCTGGGAGGGTGACAACCCTATCACGCGGGGCCAGTAGCATCAGATCACCCTGGGCTTGATGTGCCCTACCCTGGTTGACGTGTCAGTGTATATCTTGAGACCCGCGTCTTTGGCACGAACACAGAACATGATGTCCTCGCCGATACGCATTCCTGAGATGATGGCGTAATCGAACCAAGGTGCCGCGCGGTTCGGGAAGCGCTTTTCAATTTCAAGGTAGGCGTCACGATGTACTAGCAGACACCCGGCCCCCACGGCGTCGACCTTGATACACTGTCCATGCGGCCATTCAGAGATTGACTTGAACATACCGAACCCGGCGGCGGTGTCGGCTATACGACTATACATCATCGGGAAGGGCGGCCGTCCATCGACGTAGATCAGCCCGCTGACGATGAGGTGATCGGGGTCGGCGTGTAGCATCAACCTGGAGATGACGTTAGGCGCGAAGACCGTGTCAGTGTCGGCCATGTATAGCCATTCTAGGCCGGAGTCAAGGAACTTCCGGACGAGGTTGTTCCTGGCGTCGGCGATGTTGAGGCCCTCCGCGTCGAGGACGAGCGCATCCTCATAATTCTCGGCGTCGAGGACAGCCCTCATGAAGCGAGCATGAACGAACTCTCCGTGCACGTAACCGATCGCCTTGGTAGTCATGAGTCTCGGAACACCCTTCTTGCATGGATGATGAATATCACATAGACAATGAGTGCCCCGAGTATCAGGCCGAATATACCGGCCAGGAGGATGACGGCCCAGAGTGGCATGTCAATCAACCACCCTCAATCTTCCGTGCCAGCCCTCGACAACCTCGTCGGCGCTGTCCTCATCCTCGTCGGTCGGGTCGGGCTCGCCCAGCTCGATGCGGCTACGCTTGCGATCGGAGATGGTGCAGCCAAGCCGCTCAGATAGGCGAACGAACTGCGCGAAGATGCTGGCATTATATGTGCGCAGGAACACGTCATATGCCTGCGCAGCGGCAACCGCGGTGGCCCAGTCTGATGGCTCATAGAACTCTGATTGCCCCGACAACGCCAGGGAGTTGAACCAGCTCCGCGCTTCGGGCTTCCACTTCGGATCGGGCTTGGGCCTGGGAATGTCGCCGTCTGAGGCTTGCCCTCTGGCTATCTGGATATATCGCGGGTCATTATCCAGGGAGCCGGTTCGGCTGCCATACCTGTGCTCAGGCTTCTGGACGTTATGTGAAGGCAATGCAAACCGGCCCTATCTCCACCCCGGTTTTGTATTAAGCATTTACCTGACAGGCTCACCCCTACGCTGTACCTAGGGACGCGGCGCAAGCCTGCCAGGAGTAGTCCACCCTCCTAACCGGCCGAGTCTACCCCGAGCCCTGGGGCGATGGCTAGATCAGGCCCTCCTGGCACATTTGAGCCAAAGCGCTATAACGCGCGGGCGCGCGTAAGGCTGCATACAGGGGCACTGAAACTTGCCAATGCAGCCTTACAGCTGCAGCGCAGCCGGCCCTGCATGGTCAAACATGCAGGGGTCG